AAAATCTATCCAGAATAATAAAAAATATTTTAAAGTTGAAAATATTGTAGAGCAGATAAGGGATTTAAAAAATCAGTTTTTTAATATGGAAAAATTTAATATTGAAATGTCTACTATTATCCAAAATATAGAAAAAAATGAAATCAGGTGGATAAAAGAAAAATCTAAATTGACTATGTTTCTTGAAAATAAATCTGAAATATGGAATAATTTAGATTTGTGTCCAACCTGCATGAGAAAACTATGAAACTTTTTGGATTATCCGATGTTCATATTAAAGAAGGCCCTCCGCGAACAAGAATTGATAAATATTATGAAACACAATTTTCTAAACTAGAATGGTGTATTAATCTAGCAAATGAAAAAAAGTGTGAATTATTTTTACAAGCGGCTGATTTATTTCATTCAGCAAAAGCGTCAAAAGCTTCTATTAGAAGGGTTATCCAAATTCTAAACAAATGCAATAGCAAAATTTTAACAGTTATGGGTCAACATGACAGCTTATATCATGCTGTTAAATCAATTGACAATACTCCAAACGGGATATTAGAAGCGGCTAATTTAATTACAATTTTAAATGAAGAACCATATATTGTAAATAATGTTCATATATATGGTTCTTCATTTGGAGAAGCTATCCCTGCAATCCAAGATCCTTTAGCTTTCAACGTTCTTGTAATTCATAGGATGATTATTAAAGAAAAATTATGGGAAGGACAAGAAGAGTATACCAAGAGTAGTATTTTATTAAGACAACATGATTTTGATTTAATAATTAGCGGAGATAACCATAACCATTTCATTGACCAGTTTAGAAACCAATATTTATTTAATTTGGGGTCAATGATGCGAATGACAAGTGCTCAAATCGATCATGAGCCGTGCTGTTGTATTTTTGATACTGAATCGAGAGATTATGAAATATTCAAAATTCCTATTGAACCTCCTGAAAAAGTATTTGACCTTACTAAAGTTGAAAAAGAAAAGATAGACAGTAAAGAGATTGAAAAAATAAAAGAATATATAAATACTTTGATAAAAGAAACGGAATGTGAAGATATTCAGTATGTTGATAATTTAAACGATTTTATGGATAGTAATAATATAAATATTGATGTAAAAGATATTGTTTTATCAACTTTAGAAGATTAAAATTTTGGAGATTAAAATGCAAGAAATTAATGAAATTAAGCAAGAATTAGATAAGATAGAAAAAGAAATTGAGAAAGCCAAAAGGGTTGTTGCTGAGCAGGAAGGAGAAAGAAAGCAATTATATCGAATTCTTCTTGAACAATCCCAAGAAGAAACAATAGAAGGGGCTAAGAAAAAAGTTGAAAATAATAATAAATTGAAACAAGAAATTAAGGTTCAAATACTGGAAAAATATAATCAATTAAAAAGCACTTTAAGAGATGAGTGATGGATGAATTTGAAAATTTAAAAAAGAAATTTTTTGATTTAAAAGCTAAAAGGGATTATCTTTTAGTGTCTCAAACAAGGCTAGAGGAAGATAAAAAAGAGCTAGAAGAATATTATAAAAATGCTTTAGAGGCAAGGGTAATTATTCAAACAGTTTCTAAGAATACACAAAAGAAATTAGAAGACAAATTCAATAATTTAGTAACAATGGCTTTAAGTGCTGTTTTTCCGGACGACTTAAAATTTCAAATTGAATTTGTTACAAGAAGAAATAAAACGGAAGCGGATGTTTGGATAATTAAAAATGGACATAAGCAAGATATTTGGTCTGGAGGAGGAGGGCCATTAAATGTTATGGATTTTGCCTGTAGAGTGGCTTTTTGGAGTTTAAAAAAGGATAAGCGGTCATTGTTCTTTTTAGATGAAACCTTTTCTTTTTTGAATAGCCATGAATTTCAAAAAAATGCTTCTCAAATGATTTCTGAATTATCGAAAACTTTAGGAATTCAAATAATCTTAATTACTGATAAAGAGGACATTATTGGAAATAAAGAATATGAAATCATAGATGGTAATGCAATATTAATTCATGAATAAAATATTAAGGGGTAAAAAAATGAAAAGCTACAGTAAGGATGTTAAACTTGTAGAAATTAAAGGTCTTTTTGGGCAATTAAAAGATAGTTGTGACGGAGGAGACGATATTCAATTTTTATCTGTAGAAACTGCTGACGCAGGAGGCGGACCTTATATTGTAATTTCTACTGAAAGATGGGCAATTGACGCAGATGATATTGATAAATTTTCCTCTATGCTAAAAGAAATTGTGTCAGAGGTAGAAGTTATTTAAAATGGGAAAAATAAATTTAAAAATTGAGGGAAAATGAGACATATTATTATTGTAAATGGCTATCCTCAAAGCGGCAAAGACACTTTTGTAAGTATTGCTTGTAAAATTTTAAATAGACAAGGGATAAATAGCTATGCTTATTCTTCAGTAGAAGAAGTTAAAAAAGCAGCAAAGCTTTTAGGTTGGAATGGTGTTAAAACCCCAACAAATAGAAACGCTTTATCTGAATTAAAAGATCTATCTTCTTTATATTGGGATGGTCCATTCCGTAGTATGGAAAAACAATTGAATTTTGTAACAGAGGGAGTTATCTTCTTTTTTATTCGAGAACCAGAAGAAATTGAACGAATGGTAAAGTGTTATCCAGAAACTATTACTGTGTTTATTAAAAGAGCAGAGCATGAAGAGGCGACTAATCATGCAGATCAAGAATTAGAAAATTATATTTATGATTTTTATATTTTTAATAATGGGTCATTAGAACGTTTAGAAGAATCTATAAACACATTTTTAGAATATAATGAGATTATTTAAGAATTAAAATGAAATTAATAATTTCTGATTTAGCTATAGATAATGCTTTTAAAGGGACAAATTTTGGACCAATTGAAACAACTGAACAGCGCAAAAAATTAATTGCTCAAGCAATATTAAAAGGAATGTGTAATTATAGTACGGGAGCAACTATGGCTTATATTTTACAAGAACTTGGGTTAACTAAAACTTTTCGTGGGAAATCAACCAAAGAAGCCCAACGTTGGATGTATGAAATATTAAGTGAAACATTTATTTAAAATATTTTAGGATAAATATGTTTATTGAATCCACTACAATTTCTGATTTTTGGTTTTGGGCATTGAAAGCATGCTTAGAACATGGGTATAAACAAAATATCCAAAAGGGGAGTTTTGAAAATGAGGAATATCGACTTCAATTGCCTTTTTTAACAGCAAAAATAAATATGCCTCTGGTAGATATGGTTCCAACTGTTCCAAATGGCATCCCTGCACCAACAAATTTAGAAACAATTGAAAAATATTATTATAATTATATAATTGGTAAAGACATCCAGAAAAATGAGTCGTATACTTATGGAAGTAGAATTTCTGAACAATTATTTATTATAATGGCTATGTTAAAGAATACTCCTGAAACCAATCAAGCTACTATTGAAATTGGTAGGCCGGAAGATGTAAAAATACATGATCCTTCTTGCCTCAGGGTATTAGATTTTAAAGTTGTAAATAAAAAATTAAATTTAACTTCTTATTGGAGAAGTAATGATCTATTTTTTGGAACCCCTACAAATTTAGGGGGACTCGCTTATTTACAAAGAGATGTTGCAGAATTTGCAGAATTAGATGTTGGTGAAATGTATTATAGCAGCTCTGGTTTACATCTTTACAGTTATCAAATAGAATTAGCTAAGATAAAATGTGGAATAATATAAAGGAAAAAATATGACAGTGATTTTAAATTATTCAAAACTTGATTTGAACTTGCCAGATTTAAAATATGCTTATGAGTCAGATTGTTGCTTTGATTTAATCTCAGCAATTGATATCATGATTTATCCTCATGAAACAAAGCCGACTAAAGTTCCTACAGGAATGAAGTTTCAAATTGAAGATGGTTGGGAATTGCAAATTAGACCTAGATCAGGTTTGGCGGCTAAATATGGGATTACTGTATTTAACTCTCCAGGAACAATCGACTCCAATTTTGTAAACGAAGTCCAGGTATTATTGATTAATATTGGCGATGATCCATTTCCTATTAAAAAAGGAGAAAGAATTGCTCAAGCAAAACTTTCTAAAAAACACCATGTAATTTTAAAGCAAGTTGATAAAATTGTTGAAAAGGGGAGGGGATTAAATGGATTGGGGAGCACAGGAACTAAATAGGGGCATGAAGCATGAATAAAGAATTAGAGCGAAAATTAATAACTAAATATCCAAATTTATTCAAAGATATAAATCTCCCTCCTTTCTTAACTCTAATTTGTTTTGGTTGTGAGTGTTATGATGGTTGGTATCAAATTTTAGACGATTTGTTTGCGAAATTATCTATATTTAAAGATTTAAAATTACTTCAAGTCAAGGAGAAATTTGGAGAATTAAGAATTTATTTAAATTATTATACTGATGAGATTCAAAAATTAATTTTAGAGGCAGAGCGAAAATCAAGAAGAACTTGTGAAATTTGCGGACAAAAAGGGAAAGTCTGCCGCACTGGTGGGTTTATTATGGTTCGTTGTTCTAAATGTCTAAAACAATAATTAGAGGGAATGATGAAAAATTCTTTAGAGATGAATTTAATAAATTCATTAAAGTTGTGTGTAAGAGCATGCAAGGGTGTTCAACCATATTCAGACCCAGCGACACAAGATATGGCTTGGGCTTATTGTAAATTAGTTTTAGAAAAAAGCTACAATAATTATACAAATAAAAAAATGACTTTAGAGGACCTATATAATGAAATTTTAGAAAATTTTCAAATTATTATTTATGGAGAATAAAAATGAGGCTGTTTTGCAATGATTGTTGGAGGACTTTAAATTATCATGAAATTGAAACATGTTTTTTTTGTGAAGAAGTTTTTTGTAAAGATTGTATAAATAATCATGAATTAGAATGCGAAATAGATTGTAATCTTTATTACGAAGACGAGGATGAAGAAGATAATCTTTATCAAAATTATTAGGAGAAAATATTATGAAAATTAAAGAAACTATTGAAAGAGAGTGTTGCCAACAAGGGAAAGATTTAAAACCTTATCAAGGGCTAAAATTTTCTGATACAATTGTTAAAATTTCATTTTGTATTCATTGTGGGCAATTATGGTTTTTAACTAGCCAAATGGATGCTGCTGGAGGAACAGAAAGTATTTTAAAAAAAGTAACAATTTAAAGGAATAATTAATGACTTGTATTGTTGGATTAGTAAAAAAGAATAAAGTTTATATTGGTGGCGATAGCGCTGGAGTAAATTCTTGGTGGGATTTAGTTATCAGAGGAGATGAAAAGGTTTTCCAAAAGGAGAACATGGTTTTTGGATTTACTACTTCTTTTAGAATGGGGCAAATTTTAAGATATTCGTTTAAAATTCCATATCATCAACATGGAATAGAAACTATTGATTATATGTGTTCTATTTTTATTGATGAACTGATAAAATGTTTTAAGGAAAAAGGATATTCAAAAAATGAAGACAATCAAGTTCCTGTCGGAGATTTTTTAGTTGGCTACAATGGTCAATTATTTGAAATCCATAATGATTTTCAGGTTGGCGTTAATGTAAATAAAATGGCTGCTTGCGGTTGTGGCTATGCTTATGCACTAGGGGCATTAGAAATATTAGAAAATACAGTAAATCAATATGTTTTGCCTGAAGAGAAAATAAAGAGAGCATTGCAAGTAAGTGCAAAATTTTCTGCTGGTGTTCATGGACCATTTAAAATAATTTCAATTTAGGAGGATTATTTGGACGATTTTCAAAAATATATTCATCTCTCTAAGTATTCACGGTATTTAGAAAGGGAAAAACGAAGAGAAACATGGGATGAAACAGTAAATAGATATAAAAATTTTTTCCAGAGTAAGCATGAATGGTTGAAAGAAAATGAAGATTTTCAAGAAGCAATTGAGGCAATCAGAAAGTTAGAGGTAATGCCGAGCATGAGAGCTTTAATGACAGCGGGCAAAGCTCTAGAAAGAGATCATTGTTCTGGTTATAATTGTAGCTCTTGCGCTGTTACAAGTCCTCGTGTTTTTGATGAGATTTTTTTTCTTTTAATGTGTGGTTGCGGGGTCGGATTTAGTGTTGAGAGACAATATATTTCAAAACTTCCTGAAGTGGCAGAAGAATTTTTTGATTCAGATACAGTTATTGTAGTTGCTGATTCAAAAATTGGTTGGGCGTCAGCTTTGAGAGAATTAATTAGTTTGCTTTATGTAGGCAAAATCCCTAAATACGATCTTTCGAAAATTAGACCAGCAGGGGCGCGACTAAAAGTTTTTGGGGGAAGAGCTTGCCTAACTGGAGACACAATAGTTTATAAAGATAGAAAAAAAACAAGAGGGTATAATGAATTAACAATAAAAGAATTATATGATCTTGAAAGGAACCAAGGGTTTTGGAAAGGGAAGCCAAATCATTTTAAAGATGTAAAAATAAGATCCTTAGATGAAGAAAATGGAATATTTTTTAGAAATAATGTTTTAACAGTGATAGATAACGGAAATGCTCCGGTTTATGAAATTTTAACAGAAAACGGATATAGAATTAAAGCAACAGATAATCATAGGTTTATGAAAGAAACTGGTGATTATGATTTCTTGAATAATTTTATAGTTGGAGATCTAATTGCAGTTAATGGTTCAAAAGAAAAAAAGACTGGGATTTGTGTTGATTGTGAGAAGCCTATATCCAAAAAAGCCACTCGATGTAAAATTTGTTATGATAAATCTCAAATCCAAAATAGCGCGTCTGATACAACTGCAAGGCAGAGAAAAGAATGTAGAGATTACTTAAAAATTTTTAATACATGTGAAAATTGTAATATAAAAGGAGTAAGGTTAGTTGTTCACCATATAGATGAAAATCCACACAATAATAATTGGGGTAATTTAACTACATTATATGAAAAATGCCATAGAAGGCATCATTTTAATAAATGGACATTAGGAGATCCTTATTCTCATAAATATTTAACTTTTGATAAAATAATTTCTATTAAATATAAAGGGGTCGAAAAAGTTTATGATTTATGCATGGAAGGCCCGAATCATAATTTTGTGGCTAATGGTTTTGTTTCTCATAACTCCGGCCCCCTCCCTTTAGCAAAATTATTTGAATTTACTATTAGACTATTTAAAAACGCAGCTGGGAAAAAACTTAATAGTTTGGAATGTCATGATTTAATGTGCAAAATTGCTGAAACGGTAATTGTTGGAAGTGTAAGAAGGGCTGCCATGATTAGTTTTAGTAATTTATCAGATGACCGTATGAGGAGAGCCAAAACGGGAGACTGGTTTATAATTAATCCACAAAGAGCATTAGCTAATAATTCTGTAGCATATACCGAAAAGCCAGATTTAGATTCTTTTGCTCAAGAATGGCAAAGTCAATATGTTTCAAAATCTGGAGAAAGAGGAATAGTAAACAAAAATGCTCTAAAGAAAAAAGCAGAATCTTGTGGCAGAGAATATGACGGAGACTACCTGCTAAATCCATTAGCCATATAAACGTGTGGATTTTAAACCCTCTCTTATTGACTTGGACGAGGAATATAACTCTACAAGGCGCAAGCTAGATAATTTTATTTAGCAGCGTGAACGACTAAGCGAGAGGGCTATTAGTCATAAATAGATGCGATAGTCTGGCGCACGATAAGAATTATATTTGATTACTTATTGTGTGGGGCGGCGAAGCAATTTTAAGAGATTCGGGAGGCTTTTGTTGTCTTTCTGAAGTGGTAGTTCGACCAGAAGATACTTTAGAAGATTTAAAGAGAAAAGTAAAATATGCTACTGTTTTGGGAACACTACAAGTAACTCTTACAGATTTTAGATATCTTCGAAGCATTTGGAAAAAAAATGCTGAAGAAGAAAGACTTATTGGAGTTTCATTGACGGGGGTACTGGACCATCTTGTTATGGGTGGCAAAAAGCCATCGGCCGATATTATTGTAAAAAAATGGTATAGAAAATATGGATTTGTTAATTTAGAAGAAGAATTAAAAAATTTAAAGAATTTTTCTAAAGAGGTAAATAAAGAATGGGCTGCAAAATTAGGAATTAATGAGAGTAAGCAATTGACTCTTATAAAACCTAGTGGAACCGTATCATTATTGGTTAATTCTTCTTCTGGAATACATCCGAGAATGTTCCCTTACTATATTAGAAGAGTTCGACAAGATAAAAAAGATCCTCTTTCGCAATTAATGATAAGCGAGGGAGTCCCATATGTAGAAGAGCAAGATAAATATATTTTCTCTTTTTATTGTAAATCTCCAGAAAATGCAATCACGTCAAATAATATTAATGCTTTAGAACAATTAGAATTATGGAAAACTTATAGAGAGTTTTGGTGCGAAGGCAACCCAAGTCAAACAATTTATTATACAGACAACGAATATTTTGCAATAGCAGATTGGATTTGGAAAAATTGGGATTATATAGGGGGGTTGTCTTTTTTTCCTAAAACAAACCATATTTATCAAAATGCACCTTATGAAGAAATAACAAAAGAAAAATATGAAGAACTAATTCAGAATTTTCCTAAAAATATTAATTGGGAAAGATTGCCAGAATATGAAAAGGAAGATTCAACAACAGGAATTCAAGAATTTGCCTGTTCTGGAGGCAAATGTGAATTATGAACCTAAAAAAGGTAGCTAGAGCTTTAATTAATGATGCTGTAGAAAATATTATTTATTATAGGCAAGAACAAATAGATGATGAATTTATTGATTGGAAAGAAGACTGGGATTGGATTTTTAAAGAAGGAACAAACTTTAAAGAATGTTGCGATATTCTTGGGAAAGACTTTGTAATAGAAAGGACAAGAATCTATAATTATATAGATAAAATAAGCAGGAGGGATAAAAACATGTTACCAATTTCCGTAGAAATAGATGTTGATAATTTAGCTTTTGAAATTGTAAAAAACGCTTCATTGGAACAAGCAATGCGATTAATTTTAGCAATTAATGCGGGGATGGACGATAATTCTTTTACTCTGGATTTAATTAACAATTTAGATGATTTTTTGACAAATTGATTTATGGAAGTAGAGGATAGTAAAAAAATAAAGAGCTGGAGGAAAATCCAAAAATATTTAAAAGAAAATTATGGAGTTTCCCCAGTTTTTACAACTTTTTTAAAATGGGTATCTGATTATGGTTTTCCCATGGTCAGAATCCATAATACTCTATATTCTTCTCCTGAACAAATTGATAAATGGATGAAAGAGGTATTCAATCCTCAGATCCCAATTTTTAAATATATTAAAAAAACTCCTAAGCCAATAAAAAGGAGAAAGAGAGCAAGACCAAAAGGAGTAACAAAAGAAGAAATAGAACTTTTGACTCAAAAATTAAATAAAATTCATAAATGGGAAAATACAAAATCTTTAAAAGCAATTGTGACACAAGGAACTGTTTTAATTTCTTCAGGGTTTACAGTAGCAGAAACAATAAAAATAATCTCAAAGATTACTAAATCTACTTTTTTTGAGATTAAAGTTTTAAGGAGTAAACTTAAAACTTGGAAAAAGTGGGAGGATTAATTTTAAAATAAAGTGTCCGTTGTGTGGCAACTCAATAGATTCTGAGCCACACAACGGACATATCTTTTTAATTCCATAGAATTCAGTTTTACAAGCCGGACAGATATACCTAATGGTTTTGTACTCCATAGAATCGCACCCTTCCAATTTGCTTTATAAATGAATTAGGAGTTGCCCATTTAGGGGCTGGTATTGAAATATCATAATAACTATCAGCATGGAAGATAGGATTTTTTATTTGGCCATCTAAAATATCACAAGCAATTTTTAAACATTCTTGCCATTGCTTATCTTCTTTAGCTGGCCAAGTTGTTAATTGCTTATCTTTAGGGTCAGTAAGAGAAGAAAATTGCCATTTCTTAAATAAAACTGACATAATATCTTTCCCCCACCAACCAGGATTTTTAACTCTATTTAAAATAACGAAAGCTATTGCTATTCTAACCTCTATTGATTCTCCTCTAGCTTCCCTCCATAATGTTAGAGCTAAAAAAGCTTTATCTGCATAATCTTGAATAATCATATTGTCTTTTCTCGATCTCTCATATATTGTTCTACCTTTCCCATAAATACTGCAATTCTTTCTAGCTTTTCGGAAGTTTCTTCTCTTGTCAGCTCCCTTTTGTTATCACCATCTTTCACTATAGCTTTTATTTCTTCTATCTTAGAACAAATAGTTTTTTTGTATTCTTTTAAATCCTCATTAAAATTTCCTTGGCATGAATTTCTTAAATCCCTACACTCATTTATTGACATAAGTATAGGTCTTCCTTCGCTATTAATGAATTTATTTTTAATACCTTTTATTTCTTCTCTTGTCAGCTCCCTCTCTTTTTTATAATATCCATAACTAATAAAACCACCAACAATTAAAACTAAAGCATTTACTCCTAACCCAATTAAAGGAGCGAATGGGATTAGCGATTCTATCATAATTTATTCTCCAGGAATTTTAATTTGTGGATAAGAAAGAGTTTTATCAAACCTTAACTCTTGAATTCGGTATTCTATTTTTTCCCACTGTTCTTTTGGTTCTTGGTGAGTAGGGTTAAAATAATTCTTTATCTGGTCAAATAATTTTTGTAACCATTCTTTTAAATATTTTAACACGTCTACCTCCCCTGCCGGTGCATCAATTTGAATTCTTCCAACAATGCTATTATTTTGCGGCAACCCTTTAAAAACCGTAATTGTCCATACTTGCGGAGGAAGAGTTATTTTTTGAATATGTAAATTATAATCTACGCCTTGGAAGTTTATAGTATCAATTATTCGGCCTCCATCGGGCCATGGGGAATATGTCATAATTTACCTTGCATCTAGAATATTGTTTGTATTAATAGAAATAGGGGGGATTTTATTTGTTTGAGCAATACCACCCAAAACATTTATTTTATATTTATTGCCATTGACATCAATTATTTGCTCACAATCTTCGTCACAATCTTCATAATTAAAATGAGGCATATGAGGCGAAAGATTAAATACTGGTTTTTTAAGCCTACCAGAAATTTTTCCAGTATTTTTATCAATTAAAATATCTACTTTATTATATTTAGGAAAAATAACCCTTGTTGATAAATTTCCAGCATTTGACCCATGTTCTGTTAAATATGTAATGACCATTACATCTGTATTATATCTTTCATCTATTACATATGGAGTTCCATAATATTCTTTATAAGTAGTTCCAGCCGGTATTGGTTCGCCAGCCATAATTATTTCTCTATTATATTCTACAGAGCCAATACCATAAACACAAACTCCTGTGATGTTTTGGGTCGCTGCATTATCATTTGCCATTTTTACTAATAAACTAGTATCAAATCTAATTCCCCCAAATGGCATTATTACTGAATTAGTCCCTCCAGCAAATGGGGTGCTAGCACTGATAACTTCATTTGCGTCCCATGTTTCATTTGTTCCGTCAATTGTTAAATCGAAATAACAATCTATGGACGATTCAGCATTAACTTGCCCGACTGCACAAAGAACTCCTTGCCCCGTATAAGTAGTAATTGTATAAAGAGTTCCATGGCTTGCAGCTGCTGCAAGTTGCTGGATTTGATCAATAACTGGCGGAGTAGATATTCTCTGATTTGAAATAAGAGTGTCAACATTAGTATCAAGTGTTTTTATATTTTGAAACATTTTAGCTATCATAATTTCTCCTTATGCAAATTCAACAGCGCCAGCAAGACAATTAATAACATCAGTACTTGTCAATGTTGTGTTAAAAGCTACTGTTACTTTATCAGGGTAAGTAGCATTTCCAATTAATACCTGATCATATAATTCTGAAATAAAATCAGTTTCTCCCGCAGCAATAGAATATGATTTTGTTAAAATAGAACTATATGCCCCACTATAATTTTGTACTTTTACTGTAATAGTTTGTGTTGCATCATCATTATTTACAATGACAGCACTATATATTCTTTGTTGTGTATTATCAGAACCAGCTATAATCCAATCATAATCAGACCCAGTTGAGTTCCCACTATTAAGCACTTTAGAATGTTTTTTGGGGGTAGCACTCATAAAATCTCCTTAATTAAACCAGGCTACAACAAGAGCCTCTTGAATTTTATTTATCGCAATTCCACTATCTTGAATAGTTTTTCCGCCAGTTCCATTAAATATTACTATATTATCATCTACAGATGATCCAGGACCGTTTACGTCTCCAGTGCCAGCATCACCTGTTCTAATAAAAGAAATAGCCACTTCTTCGTTATTAGAAAACGAAGTTACACTTCCTGTTATATATGTACAAGGCAAAGTAAAATATCCTGCTGCTTCTGTAATAGCTGAACTAAAAGAAAATGTTACAAAATTTGCTGGAGTTGTTCTACTAAATAAACGAAAATGACCTTTAAGAACGCTTGTAGAATCATCGACAACTCTTAAAAATGCTTGAACGTCAGTTCCATTATCATCTAAATCATCTATATTTAATTGTGTAGCTAAAGATAAATCAGCATTGTTAAATTTTAATAACCCATTTCCTGGATCGGTATCGGCAGTATCAGTATTAAATTGATAATCAAGGTTAAATCCGCCTGTGAGGCCAGTATTTCCAGTAAGTCCTTTATCTCCAGTGCGGGAAAATGTAATTATAATATCGCTATTGTTTGTAAATGTAGTGACTGAGCCATCAATATAAGTAGCTGTTGCTGTAAAATATCCTGCTTGATCAGATAATGCAGAAATACTATAAATAACAAAATTCTCAGGATTTGTTTTTCCTGAAATAATAATGTGCCCCTTAACTGTGCTCGTAGAATCATCAATAATTGGCCAAAATGTTTGTAAATCTACAGCGTTCGTATCTAAATCATCTATATTTAATTGTGTAGCTAAAGATAAATCAGCATTGTTTGCTTTAATTAATCCAGCTCCAGGGTCATTATCTACTGTATCTGTGTTGAATTTATAATGAAATCCAAGGCTGCCAGGATTTCCTTGTTGCCCCTTATCTCCTGTTCTAGTAAAAGTAAAAATAATATCACTATTGTTTGTAAATGTAGTGACTGAGCCATCAATATAGGCGACAGTCATTGCTACATATCCTGCTTGATCAGCAAGAGAAGATAATGTATAAATTACATATTCAGATGGAGTATTAGTATTAATGATTTTAATGTGTCCCTTAACTGTGCTCGTAGAATCATCACAAGTAAGAAGATATGTAGAAATATCAGTTCCTGGATAATCTAAATCATCTATATTTAATTGTGTAGCTAAAGATAAATCAGCATTGTTTGCTTTAATTAATCCAGCTCCAGGGTCATTATCTACTGTATCTGTGTTGAAACGATAAGAAAATGAAGACCCACCAAAACTACCAGTGTCTCCTTTGTCTCCAGCTCTAATAAAAGAGAGAGTAAGTTTTTGATTTGCAAGAATAGAAGTTATATTTCCAGTAATATATGTAATAACTATGTCAAAATATCCTGTATCTTCAGTTAATGAAGATGTTGAGAATATTGCAAACTTATTATTATTATCAAGATATCTAATTACAATATAGCCATTTATAATACTTGTAGAGTCATCAAAAACTCTTAAAAATGCTTGGACATCAGTTCCGCCAAGTTCTGAATCATCTATATACATTGCTGTTGCAGAAGCCACGGCAGCATTATTTAATCTTAAAAATCCAACGCCAGGATCAGCATCTGTAGTTGTTGTAGAAAATTTATATCTTAAATCAGTAGAAGAAGATTCTACATATCTTGGGGTAAAATTTCTAAGATCAGCAATTCGAGCATCAGCAATCCCAGTATCTCCATATCGGACATGGACTCTAGCAACAGCCATAGCCCCATGAGGAATTGTTGCATCATATGTAGATGGATATGCCTTTGTATCTAATCCATTATTTGTAAAGTCATCAAAACAGGCAGTTGAATTAGTTCCTGTTTGAATAGCAAAAGCAGGCCCAGATTTAGATACATATAAATAAACAATATCATTTCTTCCATATCCAACAGACCCTGAAGCATCATCTAAAAGAAGATTATCGTCATCATTTGAAGCATCATTAATATCTTCAGATTCAAATACTTCTCCATAAATTAATGCGATATTTGGATATTCTTCATGTCTTAAAGCTGGATCTTGAATGTCTGGATTTAAGTGAAAAGAATCCCCCGCTTCTTGCCCTTCTAAAGCAAGATAAAGATCAGTTGCGCTAGCTCCTTGTGTAATTTTACACCCATAAAGAACATGGTCTCCAACCAAAGCATACCACAATCCTTTATCTCTAACGCCATTAACTAATGCCCTTAGAGAAATTACTGAATTTTCTAATGTATCGACTTGTTCTTGGAGAGTTGCCATTATTTTCCCTCTTTCTTAGGGGTTTTTTCTTTTTCTTCATACTTTTCAATAGTAGCTACCACTAAGCTAAATAAACCGGTTGCTAATGCTGGAGTAAATTTACTCCCAAGATTTTCGTTAAAAAGATTTGCAATTTCTTGTTTTAATTCTTCTTTCATTAATTTCACCTCCCTGTTATACTTTATAAAAGCCTGAAAAAGATATTAAATTTGCATCTGTTCCTGTAGCCGCATCAGATACAGGCAATGATAATGTTGCTCCATTAGCAGCGGAACGATAAAAAAGATCTATTGTTGTCCCGCTATCAACAAAAGCGCCTCCACAAGGATTATTTGTGGCCCATGCCTCAGAACGACTTATTGCAATCCCATCGCCATCATCACTTGATGCTGTAAATGGCAGTCCGCCAATTCTTAAATTTCCACTAGCGCTCCCAACAGTTATAGCATCAGTTCTTAATCTTCCTACTATATAAACAAAATTCCCCATTTTGGCATATTTGCCAGCTCGATACCCTGTGTCATAAGTGATAGAGTCAAATCCTGTACCTGTAGTTACTAGAGTAGGAGTCCAAGTTCCTTCTGCATAATCATAATCGCCATCTAATTTATCAGCTACTAGATTTGTGCAAACAGTGCCATTAGAAATAGGAATATTCCCATTCCCGTTACCAGCATCTCTATTATCAAGTTGATCTGCATCTAAATTAGAAATAGTACCATAATCAGCATCAATAGTCATAGGGCCATATATTGCCAATGCTGTTCCAGAACCACCAATTGAACGGCTTGCTTTTACTCCAATGCCATCTGTGGTTAATCCAAAAATGCCAATTCCCCCACTAGCTGTACAAATTCCTTCAACCCCATAACCAGAATTACTCATAGCTTGAAGGCCACTTCCAGTATCACTAAAGCCATAAACCCCATAACTACTATCACTATAGCCAGCAACTCCATAACTTGAAGTGGAAGCTCCAATCACTCCTTTTCCACTAGTACTCATTCCTAAAACTCCATTATAAGAAGTTGTTCCTGGCTTTCCTATAATAGAGCAGTTGCTGTATGGAGCTTGAGTACTAGTTCCTGTTGCAACCAAATAGCCCGATATATTAACTGTGCTAGTTGCTGATATATCGCCAACTATATCTAGCCCTCCGGCAACAGTATACTGTATATATGCTCCAGTAGTCCCTATATAAATAGAATCACTAATTAACTTAGCAAGTTTTGTACCGGAAGTATTATAAATAAATAACCCCTTCTCCCCTGTATCTGTGCCTAGCCTAATAATAGTGTTATTTAAACTATCTTGAATTAAGTATGACCCATCATTTTTTATTATCCAATCACCAGCTTGATATTCAGCATCTCCATCAATAACGAGTTTGTCTCCATTTAAAGCCCAAAATCCATAATCTCCAGCTCCCCAAGTGCCACCCCCCGAAGCATTTTTAGCTAATCCATCAAGATAACCCATTGCAACTTTTTCAGCACTAGAATCAAATATAGAAATTCTTGATTTAGTTTTATTTAATTCAATTCTAGCTCCTGAAGCAGTAGATTTTAATAAATCAGTTCCTATTATCCAACTGCCAATAGTTCCGCCTGTTGCCGTAATGTTTGAAGTGCTAATAGCCCCAGTAATAGAAGCGCTAGAAGCAGTGAATGTTCCTCCAGCCGTTAAAGAGCAATTTGTTCCAGAAAAAGAAACATTGGTCCCATCAAATTTAAAAAATTGACTAGTCCCATCTCCTATATATATCCGAGGATCACCAGCATTGTATTGAATTTGTACTCCATCACTACCATATGTTGCACTATTAATACTAATTGCTTTATTAGAAGAATCTAATATTATATTAGTAGTTCCACCAGTTAAAGTTGTCGCACCAATTGAAAAACCACCAATATTTCCAGAAGTGGAAGTTAGCGCCCCAGCAGAAGAAACACTAAATTTAGGAGCAGAAGACCCACCTAATTTAATCGTATCATTATCTAAATCAATTTGAATGCCAGCAGAAGCAGACCAAGCATTCCCCTCTACTGTCCCTGTTCTAATTTTATCCCCAATAATAGTAGTAAAGGACGGATCTATAGTTCCAGTAGGGTTGCCATTTAAATCTCTTACCCAATCAAAAAAAGAAACCTCTCCAGTAATAGCAATTTTATCCCCACGAATATAAACATCTTCATCTGTAAGGTTAATGGCTGCTAAAACCCTATCATTGTCAACCTGAAGGTTGGTTCGAGACTCTACCTTTTCAAGCCTATAAAGAAATTCAGCCATAATTGTTCTAACTTCTTCTACACTAGTTGGACTAGGCAAAACGGAAGAATTTCTTGTAGATTGAGCACTAAACCCTATTAAATATGTCCCTACATTTCTATTGGCCATTATAATGGGCCTCCATCTGTAACAGGAATGATATTCCCACGAAGAAATGATTCAATTGTATTAATATATGTGGAACAAGTAACATATCCTATTTGGTTTTCTTTCTTTTGAATGAAGAGTTTAGGGTTAGCATAATAAACCCCCCCACTCTCTATAAAATCAGTTCTTGGAATTTTATATGACATAGAACCTAATCCAGGACAAAAATAAGCTGTTGCATTTGTCGCTGAAAGGGCGGAGGTTCCTTCTAGTTCTCTTTCTACCGTTAAAATCCAGTTTGATCCATTCCATGTTAAATTAGTCCACTTTATTATTTCATAATTACTTCCGCTATAAATAATTAATAGTCTTTGCGCAGCAGTTCTTAAATCACTCCAATTTAATTCAACCCATTCCACATTCTTCCCAGTACCTGGGACTAAATCAAATCTACCATCGTCTGTATCTGCAAAATAAAATGAAGTCGAATCACAACTTACAACTTTTCTCCATTGCGTTGCATTATTGCTGGAATTATATGTTCGACACCATAATCGACTAACTAAATCTTTATCGGGGTTTAATCTCATATTTAAAGTTAAACCGCTAACGGAAATAACGTTTAATTTTGTAGTTGTGCTTCCAGTTACAACAATATATTTTGTTGAAGCATCATTTATATTTGTTGTAACAATACTTGAAGAAGCAAGAGTTAATGATGTCCCAGTTCCCCCGTCAGAAAAAGTTAAAGCGTTTTGATAATCAAAAATATCCCAATATAGGGCTATTCCATCTGGAATAGCCCCGCTTGTTGTATCATAACCAGTTTCTAATTTTATTGTTCCAATGACTCCTAAATCAGTAGCAGTAAAATATACTTTAGGAGAAGTTGGATCTGGAATTCCTAAAGCCGTTAATGATGTTACAGAACCACCTATTAATAAATATTTTTCTAACCATTCTGACCTAGCTCCATAATTAGTTTTTGCCTGAATTCCAAAATCATAATATATCCCAATTTCCAAACCATCAATATCAGATTTAATATTATCTAAATCTGATATTGATATATATTGATATTCTGTCGCTGCATCAGAAACTTTTTTATATCGCAAAATATATTCTTCAACATATTTTGAAGTAGACGCTGTCCAAGAAACTATTACTCTATTTACATATTTCCCCTCTGTTCTAACATATGTTTCTGTTAATGTTAATGCAGTTGGTTTAGGGATATCGTCCGTTGGATCAAACAATCCAGGAGAAGGGGCATCAGACGCAACAGTAATTGTATCAAGATCATAAACATTTGATGCATACCAAACACAAGTAACTTTAATTTCATCATTATTTTGCAATTTAATTTCAAGGACCCTAAATTTTTGTTTTACCCATCCAGGGGTTGAATGAGTAATATAAACAATATCTCCTACTTCGCAACGGGTTCCTGAAATTGTAGCAGTAAATCTACAAGTTATTTGATTTCTTGACTGTTTTAAATCAACAGTTGCAATATATTTGGCTGTATAAAAATTATCTGTATATGGCAAATCAATTTTTCTTTCCAACAATAAATTATTGTCCGCTACTCTATTAACCGTTGATTCTACGGGAGCCATATCAGGTTGCCAAGAACGGTATTTATTAAAGAAATTGGCAGTTACTTTATTTACAGTATTTGATTTATTCCCTAAAGAAATTTCCCAATCTCCAATAATATTATCTTCATCAAAAGTAAAATGAGTAATAATATCTCCATTTGTGTCTACAATTTCATAATCATCATATTCGTCCCAATCATTTTGAGTCCCCCCAGAGAGCGTTGCTGTAATTGTTGTTGCGGTATTAGCTGTTATAGTTCCAGAACTATTGTCAGTTGTATTATTAATTGTATATCCAATATAGGCATTTGTGGTCCAAGCCTTAGTTCTATCAGTTAATACAGAAGCATTATCAGCTCCAGTATGACAATTTTCTGCTCTATCAATAATTAATTTCCATAATCCCCCAGAAAAAATTAACATTCCTCTACAACTACTTGTTAGTTTATCTAAAATATTAGCAGCATTTTCAGAAGGATCAAGATATCCGTTGCAAGTATACTTTCTTTGTCGTTTGTGAAAGGCATGGTCATTTGCTACTGAATATGTTAAACTAGGAGAAATAGTAATTTGTGTTTTATCTGTATTAATAGTAAGAATTTCATAATCAGTATTATGATTAGCAAATTTAATAAAATCTCCAACCCCAATATGAGCCGATACTCCATCTACAATTATTGTAAATTCTTCAGCGCTATAGCCATCAATATTATTAACATAGCCAAAGTTTTCGAATGTTTGCCAAAGATCACACTCATCAGCAGCAACAATAAATGAAGCATCGTCAATTTCGTCAGAAGAAATTGACCTGCCATATCTTGTATTGGTTAAATAATCTCTAATACATAATGCTGAATTTGGTGTCCAGTAGTCTAACTCATAACTGTCCGCATTATCCCAATCTCCACTATTAAGCGTTGCTGTAATTGTTGTTGCGGTATTAGCTGTTATTATACCAAAAACAGTTCTTAATGGACCTTTAGTAATATTATAAACTACTCCTCCAACCAAAGCATTTGTAGTCCAGGCCTTAGTAGAATCAGTCAATGTAGCTTGATTATTGGCTCCAGTATGAGTGGAATCCTCTCTTGGATCATAAATAATTTTCCCATAAGTATCAAAAGTAAATGTGGGTAATCCACTAGGGAATGTTTTACCAGTACTATCGAATTCGGCTTTTATATAAGCATAGGCCGTCCCTTTAAGGGCATGGGTAGAATCCCATTTTGTTGGAAATTGTGCATTTAAAGTACTGTCTACAACCTGGTCGTCTGCTCCAGTATGAAGCCAAGAAGTTACAAAAGCATTTCTTGGCCAATAATATAAATTATAAATATCGCCTACAAAATCAGCACTAGCAGTAATAATTACAGGCCCTGTCGTTGTGGCTTCTACCCATTCTTCAAATGTCCCATTAGCAGATTTAGAAGTAGAATTAGCTCCTCCAATAGAAATATATACAGATCCCGAAACATAATTCTGAATAGAATATTTTATAAAATAATCTGTCCCTACTATAGATGCAAAAGTTTGTGTTGCTGTTGTTGTGCTTACCTGTGTTCCATCACAATGAATAATAGGGGAGGCAATAAGTTCTCCAACATTATATGGAGCTACCAAAGACCAAGGAGGAGTAGAATAAGTCCAATAATAATCAGAGCTAAATACTCGTCTCCCCCCCAATAGGCCAGGGTCTCTTCCATACTTCGTATCTTCTATATCTACATCATTTGCATATGTTGTAGCGATTTCTTTTATTCTTCCTTCAGCGACAGCAATAACCATGTGGACGTTGTTATTGTTGTCGCTTAGCTCCGGGCCGAAAACAACAGTTCCTCCTACAGTTCTACGCCCATAAATTATTGGAATTGGATCATTATTAGATTGTCTATTTACGAGAATAGAAGAACCATAAAAATCTGATTTATCCATAGAATCTTGTCTTTTGGTTAATAATGCCTGAGCTGCATAACTTAAAGCTGAAGAAATTACCATTCCAGCAACATAAGTCCCTATAGCGGCCCATGTAGAAGCTGTAAAAGAGCTAATTATTCCAACATCAAATAAAAATGTTCCTATAGCAATAAATGCCTGAGGCATTAGAAAATTCTCCAATAAATATGGTTCTCTGGATTTTTAATTAAAGTACAAATCACCCCAAGAGATCTATGAGGAGAGATTATAGTATTTTGAGTAATTAATAAATGAGCCATATCCCACCTTGGATTTTTAACAATTAAAATATCTCCACTTTCTCTAAATCTATAATCAATTTTTTCAGCTCCAATTTCAAACAATTTGTCTTCTGCACACCCACTATATTTTCCCCAATTTTGCCATTGAAAATTCATAGCCTCCCTTTGAGTCCAATATTTGCCGACTATTTCCGTAGAATAAGTAGTTTCAAAAATATAATCTATGGCCCTTGCAATAAAAGTATTGCAATCATTAAATCCCCACTGAAATGGTTGTTGATATTCTTCTTTACAAAATTTAAATAAGCGTTTCTTTTGTTTAGGTGTCATTAGGCCCGGCCCCATTTTAATTCTCTTATAATTTCTGAGGCATATTCAAATCCATTATCTCCGGGAAACCATATTTGTTGACATTCATGATTAGTAAATCTCCCCGTTACTTTCTCAAAATCGCTAAAATGATTTGATATAGTAACAGATAATATGCTTTCCCCTTTTTCTGGATTTTCTTTTAAAACCGGGCTATCAATTCGTCCTTTAAAAATTAAAAATGGATTTGCTACTAAAGAATCGTCTGTTGTTGATAAAAAAGCTTTATAAATTAAAACTAATCTATCAATATATGAATAAGTAAGAAATTCAGATAGTCTAACTTTGCTTTCATCAGAAATTGTCAACGAGGCAGATATTGAAGAAACTTGGAATCTTGCACTTTCTTCAATATCTGAAAATTCAATAAAATGGCCTAAAGCAATATAATCATTTCCTCCCCAAGAAATTGTTTTATAAGCATCTGTTAAATAAATAGTTTCGGCATCATATTGAATTTGAATTAAATGACATGGCTGACATTTATCAGCTAATAATTCAGCTATAACAGCTGCTGTTGCTCCTCTATCCATTATGCAACCTCAACAAAACTTAATTTTAAGGAATAATACTCAGGCAAAGAAACATCTGTTTCTAAATTATCATCAGCTAAAGCTACCGTGAACGGAACAGAAGAAACAGTTACGGCAGAATTATCGGCAGGAGAAGTCATTAAAGCTGGCTCAATATATATTGTCGCCACTCCTGTCCCTGTAGCATTAGAGTCATACGAATATACTGCCCCATTATTTACTACCATATAGACTTTTGCATGGTTAGCAAATTTAATAAAATCTCCAGCCTTAAGAACTGCTGTTTGATTAATCCCCCAGCCATCAGTAATAATACTTCTGCCAGTTTGACTAGCTCCCATTACTAATGGGGTTCCAGGAATAGAGCCCTGGGGAGTAGCTACTGTTGGAGGAGATAATGTAAAAGAATCAAAGCGTCCTCTTTGTTTAATTAAAAAAGCATACAGTTCTGAGAATTGAGCCCGTGACAAATGTGGATATTCATATTCAATCAGCCATCTTTGGCCTCCTCTAGACCGCGATTGCCTTTTGAGAGAATGTGAAATACTAACAAAACTAGGATAATAACTAGATATTTTTATCTTAGTAGGATTTTTAGTTGTAGGGATCGCACCGCTCATTAGCGTGATACTCCTTGTTTAGCATTTTTTCTATATCTACCGTTAAGTATAGCTTCTAAATCTTCTGCATGTTTCCCAAGAAATTGCAAACCGTCTTGGGTATTAATAGCATTAATATTATAATTTACTACAACTCTTTGAGGTTCTGGTTTTTTCTCTCTTGTATTATTCTGGTCTTCTTGATTAGCCCTAAGAGAGGGCAAAGAAAAATCTCCCATATCAAGAGGAACAGAATCAATCGGCGCAGCAGTATAGCTTCCTGTAGCTGCACCAATAACAACATCAACGGCTTTATCTATCCAACCAGAAACTGCATCAGCAGCCTTTTGCACAAATAATTTTCGAGCAATCTCCTTAGCAATTTCATCTAAAATAAATGAAAGAGTTTCTTTTAATCCTTCAAAAATATTAGTAATATTGGTAGCAGCTTCCACCATCTTATCTTCTAGTGAACCCTTAATTTTATCACCAAGGCTATCGATTTTAGCTAATTTTTCTTGTTCAATTTTATCAATTTTATCCCACATTTCATCCATTCCCTCTATAGTAATTCTTTCTGCATCATAAAGGGCGATAACGGATTCTCTTAATTTCTGATATTGATCTTGAGTAGAAATGATAGAAGACATCCTATCTTCATCTAAAGACATCGTAATTTTATATTCATCATTAATACTCTTAATTAAATCTAATTCTTCTTGTTGTCTTTGATTATTTAAATCTCTTATCTCGTTTTTCTCAGCAGAGCCTATAATATTTTGCCTTCTTTCTGCCTCTTCTGGAGAAATTTCACCCACCGCCAAAGCATCAAAAATAATATCATTTAAATCAAGATACTTTTTACGGATACTCGCAATTTTTTCTTCATGCTCTGTTAGAAAAACATTTGTAATTTGCCCCCAATTTTCACGAACTTCTTTAATAGCATCTCTTAATTCTTCATAATTAATAGCCCTAATAGCTCCTTCCATATCGGTAAATAATTGTGTTTGTGTTCGCTCTGCTTCTTCAGCGCTAATAATTCCTGTAGCCAAAGCGTCAAAAATAATATCATTTAAATCAAGATACTTTTTCTTTACTTCAGCAACTTGCTTAAGATGAGAAGGAAGTAAAAATGTATTTAGGTCAGTCCATTTTTCTCTTGTTTCCCCCACCCATCTAAACATCTCTTTATATCCCTTCAACATTTCCTTGCTTATATCAGATGGTCTATTAAGATTTAATTCTGGTTTCTTTGGTGTTTTTGAGTCCTCTGTTGATGGAGAATATCCATATTTACTTCTAAATTCATCAACTCTTGTCATGACTCTATCTATTATCCCTTTTACTTCATTATCAGTACTAGTTATCGCCTCGTCTGGACTCATGCCAAACATCATTTCAAAAAAATTAAGAGCATTAGGCCCTAAATTTTCCTTAGCTTTTTCATATTTAGCCATCGCTTCAGGACCAGCAGAACGACTAGAGGCCGCTGATAAAAAATCACCAACAGACGCTACAAAACTACCTGTTTCACTAGAAAACATTTTTTCTATTGGGTTTATAGAAAAATCAGAATTTTTAATTTCCGTCATTATTATAGCAATATAAGATAACCCTTCAACAATTTTTCCAACCAACATGGCAAAAACTTTAAGACTAGGATTAATGTCAGTAGTTAATGCCCTTCCAATAAACTCAACAGAAACAACAATAGCTCCCCACGCTTTCTGTATATTATGCTGTATAATTTCTGCATTTTTTGTTAATCTACCTTCATCATCAATAAAATAAGCATTAATTTCTTTAGTTAATTTAAGTAAGTCTTCATAAACAGGTTTAAACCCCTCCCTCAAAATCACTCTATGTATCGTTTCTAAAGTTGAGCCAATACTAGACCAAGTTTCTTGAAGATAATCAACAGCAGGAAGAAATCCAAAAAGAACCCCCCTCATATTCTCTAACACTTTGTCAGTTTTAATCCATGTATCTAGATGTTTCTGTATCTCTGGATCAACTTTTTTAAGCAAAGATATTAATCTATTTTGATCTCTTACTTGGCCATCAAGCAAGGCACGAGATTCTTGTCGTAATTGAACGTCTTGATTTTGCCCAGCAGTTAGAATTTTTAAAGCACTGGCAAGAGCAATAAAGCCCTCTTCTTGCTTTTTATTATTGATCTCCATTATTACACCGGACTGCAACATAGTCTCGGCAATTATTTTTAATTCAGTTCCAGTTGCAATTGTTTTAGCATCTAAAGTTTCTAACTTCTTAATTAATGCTTCAGCATAAGGAACAGCTTCTCGGAAAGCTCCTGAGATATCCCCACCTTGAGCACGCTTAGAAAATGTTGTTATTAGTGCTGCCATTGAAGCCACACTAACTTTATATTCTTCATTAGCTTTTAAACCCAATGATATTTGACTATATACCCCCCTTAATGCTACATAAAATCCAGAAATAGCAGCCGTAGCAATAGCAAAACCAGGAGCTGCCATTAAAACCTGTTTAGAAATTGCAACTGTATTTTGAAGAAAAGTTTTTTGTGGTCCCAAAGAAAGATTGTATTCCCTTCTAGCCGATTCAATCCCCCTAGTAAGAGAATCATACCTCATTTTCTCTTCTCTTGTTTGTTCTGCAAGAGAACCAGTAGAACGAGTTTTATCTATCCTGGCGTTTTCTTTCCAAGCAAGAGTTTCATCCCTTAAAAATTTTTGTTGAGCAGTTTTAACCTTTTCCCATACATTTGTGAATTCTTGTAAATTTTTTTGTTCTCTTTGATAAGCTTCTTGCCTAGATTTCATTATTGCAGCAGCAGCCTTATCTTGAGTAGCTATTTTATCTTGCTCAATTTTTTGGATTTTTTTATTATTTTCTTCATGGGCCTTAGTTATTTGATTATTTATTTTATCAACATTATTCCAATAATTTTGAGCTTCTTTTAATTGCTGCTGGTTCATAGCTTTTTTATGAGCTAAAACATTCTCAGCATCTTTTGTTTCTCTTTGATATTGATCTCTTCCAGCTTGCATTGAAAATGCAGCAGCCTTATCTTGAGTTTTAATGCGCTCTTGCCACATCTTCTTAGTAAGCTTATCATTTTCAGTAATAAACTTATTATATTCATCAGATTGCTTTCTTTGATTAGCAACCATAGAAGAGTTAACAGATTCAATCGCCCTTACTGCCTCAACAGCAGCTTGTTTCTGCTTTTTTAAAGACTCTTGATACTTTCTATCATCAAGTTTTAATTCAATATAAATTTCGCCAAGGCGCATTATTTCCCTCTCGATTTCTCTTCATCTATTTCAATGGTACGAATTTCGCCAAATATTTTTAAAACTTTTTCAAAAGTACCAAGCCTATCTTCTGGCTGTATTTCATCAATTAACCGCCAAATTGATTCATGATTTAATGCAACTGAAACTCCCTCCATTCCAACATAAATTCTTTGGTCCTGTACCCAATTCCAAATTCTTATAGCATCTCTATTTTGTTCCCAAAGTTCAGGCAAACATTCTTCACAAGGAGGATCTTCATTCATCTTTATATATATTTTTTTACAGTTTTCACAAGAAACATTTAGTTTATTTTTCTCATGAATCCTCCTTGCGAAGTCTAAAAGTTTTTTATTTCTTCTTCCTCTATTTTATCAACAGCTTCTTGCATCAATCCAATATTTTTATTAATCCATTTAGAAAACTCAATAGAACCATACATAAGCCGCTTTTTATTCTCTAAATTACACGGAATCTCATTGCCAGAAGCATCTACAATATGCCAATCTTTAATTTGGTAATCAAGAAGAGCATCATTAATAACCTGCATCTTATCTTCATCAATATTTACATCATTGACAGAATCCATTCGCTTGGTTTTAGGATTAAAAATATATTTGGTCCCAGTTTTAATCCCCGCACTTTTACGCGATTCATTCATTACTTCTTCAGTTGACAAGCGAAGATCTACCCATTCCTCTTCTGATTCTGGCCAATAAAAACGAGTTGCTTTATTTAATTCTCCATTAATGTCAAAAGGCATTTTATTCCTCCCTAAAATGTTTATATGATTTAAATTGACTCCCTATTGAAGTCTCGTCAACAATTACTGCCGCATCTCCTTCAATCTCTACTTCTCCAACCAACTCTAAAATAATACTTGCATAACTTTTTATATCAGCTTCCACTTTAATACTTCTACAATATATTGGCCTTCCATCAATTTCTACATATCCATCAGTTGGCTTCCCTAACCTAATTTTTACTTTATGCAACCCATCCCTCCTTTTAATTAATTAATAATATAATTTGCTTCTGTCTATTTAAATGCTCCAATAGCAAATATTTATCAAATTCAGAAATAGGAATTGGCCGATTAAAACTACTAAAAGAATCAGCAAGAATAAATATTTCTGGTCCCATATTCCCTACATAATTTTGGGCAATTAAAAAGAAATCTAAAAATGAGTGTGAATTTTTAATTAATGTCTCTAAATTATTAATAGCTGCTACTGCTTGCTCTTTTGTATAAACATCATTTTTAATAGCTTCTACATTTGCAAAGCGTAAAATAAGATCAACAGCTAATGGATTAGGAAAAACTTGACAAATATAAGAATCAACTCTATTCTCGCAAATGGGGTGAATTTCTTGAATGGAAGCGCATGAAGATAAAAGAAAAATAAAAATTATAGAAATAAAAAAGTTTTTCATTAAGCCTCCTTAGTAGAATGTGCTTTAATGTGACACTGTTTACAAAAAGTTATACCGTTTTCAATATTCCAAAGGTCTTGACAATTTAAAGCATCTGCCATTGTTTTAATCTTATATTCAGGCAATATTTGTTGAAATGGTTTTATATGATGAGCGTTCAAATCGCCATTACTAGATTTTCCACAATTAGTACAATGAAAATTATCTCTTTCAAATATTTTTAATCGCCAATTTTGGTATTCTTCAGAATTTCTTATTTGTTGGCTAAGGCGATGAATCCCTCCTTTCCAATTAGAAGATTTAGGGCCAACTCTCTTTTTAGCAATTTCACTAAATTTAATTTTTGTTTCATTAGTGTGCTTTCTTCCATAAAATGGGTTATTCTCTCCTGTATTGCCCTTATTTCTTTCACTTAACTTCTTTTTTGTCTCTTCCGAAACGATTTTCCCTATTTGTCCCAAGCCAATATTTCTCTTATGCTCTTCTGTAAATTTCCTCCCTTTGATAAAAACAGTTTTTGCAATATGACCAATTATAAATCTATTGTACTGATTTTTATACTTATCCCATTCTGTTGTTTTGTTACAGCCACAAGCACAGAATGGAGGAGAAGTATTTTCTTTTAAAAATTTTGCATGGCCTTTTGCAAATCTTTTCCCTTTATCTGCTTTTCTTCCGCACCCGCAAAGACAGTAGGTATTTTCTTCCATTTTTATCTCCTAGTAGATATCCTAGATTAAAAAATGGGGGAAATGAAGTCTAGGTTCTTCACTTGTCGGGAGCTACCCTATCCCCAAACAGACAAATTAAATTAACTCAAGTGCTCCAGAAACTTTTCCTTGGAAAGTTGCTGTAAGATGCCCTGATTTATCAGCTGAAATTTCCCAGCTAGTGATTAAAACATGGCTTGCAGGACTTACCGTTTTTGGAGTCCAATAACTTGTTGCATTAATATATAAACGCAACGTGGTTACTTCAGTTCCATTAAGGTTATAAGTCCTTAATTGAGACTGGCCATTTGTGTCTGTTGCATCATATAGCCCGCCAAAAGAAATTGAGCCTCCATCGAGCAAACCCATGTCAAATTGTTTCCAAGTGTCCCCAAATGCGGACTTTTCTAATAGGTCCGCCTGAATCCCCGAAATTGTCCAAGTTCCCATTAGGGCAACTGTATTAGTCCCAATTTTCACACTTGCATTTTTACCTACATATGAACCCATAATATACCTCCATTATTTAAAATAATTTCTTTGCAAACATTCTTCCAATAAGAGAAAGAACGCCACCTATGCTACCACCAAATGTAACTACTAAATCAAAAATCATTTTTTGCTCTTCAGGAGAAAAATAATAATGACTACCACTAGCGACAGCTGTTAATAATGAAATTAAAGAACCATAAACTCCTCTGCTTTTATACCATAATTGCTTATCGTCCATTTTTCTCCCTCATAATTAATTTATTAATAAAATATGTAGATTCATTTACTTCTAATGTTCCTAAATGGCCACAATTAATAGAAGTATCAACATAAATTTTATATCCAAAATTTTTAACTTTTCTACAAAAATTGATATCTTCTCCAATTGTTTCTCCATATTTATCTACTGAAAACTCAAACCATGGAAATTCTATATTCCGGAAGACATCAGTTTTAATTAAAAGACATCCTGTGCCAGTAGCATCAACATCTAACAACTGTCTTTTAGTCCATTCCTCCTCATCGACTACATATTGTTTTCCAACTTCTTCATCAAATCTAAAAATAGTCGGGATAAATGGAGGATATCTAATATGAACTTTAGCCCCTACAATATCTTTATTATGTGCTAAAAGTCTATAAATAGTATCTTCTGCATATACTTGATCAGTATCCATAAAAAGAAGGTGTGTACATTCTTTTCTTAAAGCAATTTTTACAATTTCATTTCTAATCATTGCTATTTCAGTAGTAAAATTAGTAGGAAACATTGGTCTACAATATACAAACTCAGGCTTATCCATTTTAATAAAACTATCTAAAAATTGTGTATGAACACGATCAGAAGTAAGAGGCAACCCAATTGCTAATTTCATATTTTTATTTTCTCCCATTTATTAAATCTCCTCTTGTTTTGCCAAAGGAACAAGAGCCAATAATCTCTCATCATTTGGAAAAGCTTCAATATATTGAAATACACTCCCCTTGCTTTTTGAAGACCATTGATTATTTGAAGAAAAAAGGTTTCTCACTTTATCTGAATCTCCAGATTTTATAATATCTGCATATTTACCAATAGACTCCAAAAATATTTCATATCCATCGTATATCTTTTTTTCTTTATTCCATTGCCTGCTTCTTTTCTTTAATTTTAAAACATCTGAAAATAATTTATTCCAAGAAGCCATCATCGCATTTATATCATATAGCTCTTTAGCCCATTCTTTTAACAATAAAACTCTTTCATTTTCTATCGGGCTTTCATATATATCAATTATATTTTTTACATATTCCTCAGAATTTTTGCTTACTTTAGCTACAGAACCCACTATATATTTTTCAGCAGGATTATCAAAAACAACTGGAATGACCCCAGCCGCCATTACTTCTCCTAAAACTTGTTCGCAAGTGCCAAAATGTTTTTTATTTAATGGATATCCAAAAACACTAAAAGTTGGGATTATTTCTTTAATATTTAAACAAATCCCTTTAAAATCAAAAGACTTATCTAATTTTTTACCAGAAGCCTCTTTTTTTATTTTTTCTTCATCTGGTCCTGTACCACAAACAACAAATTTAGCATCAGGAATCTTTTTAAGTACCTTCTCACACAATGAAACAAAATTAGGGGATATCTTGGAATAGTCTAGTGTCCCTATATATCCAATTATAAAGCTCTCATTTGCTTTATTATCAATTTTTAAATAATCTGCCACCCCTCCTGTCGTCCATATAATAGAAATTTTATTAAGCAATTTGTTGGGAAAATATTTGATATCCCCTAAAAAGCTTATTGGGGAAGACAAAATAAATCTATCTGTTAAATAAGCTAATTTTTCTAAATGAACATATGGTGGATTTAACCCAGATACATGCGACCAAACACACAATCTACATGGAGGAAATTGAAAATTGACAAGAAACTCAAATAAAAATGGATGATTCCAAAAATGAACAATAACTAGATCTGACTTTTCTATCCATTCTTTTATTTTCTCATTTCTATTTCTCATATTGTCATAAACATATGAGACTGCTCCGCCATAATAATTTTCATTTAAAAGCAATACTGTATGATTATTTTCTAAATCATTTTTAACCCAATTATTAATAACTGTTCCAACTCCTCCGCCTAAATGAACAGAAATATGTAATATATTAATTCCCATTAATTACTTGCGGCAATTCCCAATTAGATTTTAAAAACCTATCTTTTCTCGTATGTCTTCCAGGCTGAAAAAAGTTCCCAAAAGTAAACCAATCTGGCATAAATTCTATAGATTGGCATAAACTTAAAAGGTTTTGTGCAAATCTACCGTCATCACCCCCATTTGTTGTATTAAATCTTGTGGTTTTTAAAATACTCCCTTTAACATAAAATTGACCTAGTCCAATATTATTAACTTGTACATCTTTAGGGGACCTAATAATAAGAGGCTCTGTTAAATGAGGGCAACCACCATCATTAGGAATAGTATCCCCACGATAATTAGAAATATAGATAACCTCACTATTCCTTTTCTTCAATTCATCAATAAGGCCGTCTTCTATCATGTCATCATCACCCATAAACCCATAATAATCATCAATAATAATTTTTTCTGAGTCTATAAAATAATTAAATTTGATATAGCATTGTTCTCCTGACTTAAGAGGGGGGCATAAAAATGGTTCTACCCACTCTAATTCATTTTCTTCAAAAGGCTCTATATCTACATAATCACATATGGGGTGAAAAACAATCCCCATTTTACCGTAATAATAGATTAAAGTTTTATATAAATGTTTACGGTAAAATGGGCATAAAATGTGAACGTTCATATAATATCCCCTCGAAAGCCCAAATCCCTTAACTTTTTACACATAAAACTTTTATGAGCAAATGGGGCTATTATAGTTAATTTAGCATTTAAATTTAATGCACTTAATGGCAATATAGAATTCCTAGCAACTTTCATTTTTTGCTTAATTGGAGTATCGTCATATAAATTTACTTTACATTCTCTTAAAAGTGTATTCCTCCATAAATAATGAAATTCTCTCCCTATCCCATAAATGTTTATTTCTTCTCCTTTTTCAAAAATTTCCTTAAACAGTTTTTTATATTGAACCAACTCCTTATAGCTATCTTCTATATATTCTTTCACTGACAAATTTAATAATTTAGATTCAATCAATTCCGGTTTAAAATCTTTACTTTTTCTAAATTTTATTGTAAGATTAGGCAACTTACCAATAGAACTTATAAGATTAGTAAATGCTGTTGTTTGACTCTCAACAACAAAACCTGCTTTACTAGCAATAGAAATTAAATGCTGAAAATCAAAATGATGAACATGCTCCCTCATTAAAAAAAAATAAAAATCAAAGAAATTTACATCTTTATAATATAAAGCATTCGGGACACTTACACACAAAACGCCATTTTCTTTTAAAACTCTATTTGCTTCTTTAAAAAAGATATTGGGGTCGATTAAATGTTCCACCACTTGATCAGCAAAAATAATATCAAAAAACTTATCTTGATAAGGAATTAATTCTGCACTAGCTAATTTAATATTATCATCTTTAAATTTTTGCCTAGCAATATCAACAAATCTTTGAGTCGAATCAATTCCAAATAAATTATCACAATAACCAGAAATAAAATTCAGGAACCCTCCCATAGCACAGCCAACATCTAAAACATTACTACTCCTTTTAATATCTTTTTCAATTACATGATATAAATTATTATACCTAATAAGAGAATCTATGCTAGAACTACCAGGAATATCCCCAGCTTTATTGGGGGATTCAATATTTGCTTGGCTATACTCATTGCGATAATAATCATACAAACCGTATATCTGTTTTTCAGTTAATAAATTATATATATGTCCACATTCATTGCATGAAGCAACAATAACAATTTCATATAATGGAGAATTATCAAATCCCCCACAATCTAAATCAAGAAGAACCTTATACTCAAGACACCCACAAGCAACACATCCCTTACCCATTTATTCTCCCTAAAATATCTTCAGAATAATCATCTAAATCTACTGGCAAGCCAGCAATTAATTGATTACATTCATAACACACCGGATGATTTTTACGTTCCTTATTAAGCATTAGTTTCCTAATTGCATTCATCAACCTATCATTCCAAAGTGATTTTAGCCTTTCATTTTTAGCATCTCCAATAACTAGTTTTTTATTCCAGTCCAAAAAACAAGCAGAAACATCCCCATCTGAGTGAATAAAGAAACTATAAAATACATATGGGCAAACCATTACTTCTTTTAATGGTTGGCCATATATACCAACCTCTTTATTGACATCACCAATATTAGTATCTCTCCAACAATTCATTGTATGTTCTATATCGCAACCATCAGAAATCGGAGAAAAAACGGACAAAAATAATTCCCTTTCTTTATTAGTAAGGTAGTCCCCATTTATTTTAATAAAGATAATAGTGCTTTTTCTTTTTCCAAACAGTAATCTAATATTATTAATAATATTCTCAAAAACAATATTAGAATTATTTGTAAACTTTCTATACGCTTCTGTATTCATTGCTTCTATAGAAATATTAATTCTGTCTATACCACTAGAAACTAAATCGTCTATTAATTCTTGAGTAAGAAGACTTGCGTTAGTTGTTGTATCAACCGCTAAAACTTTAGAGCTTTTTTTAGCATATCGAACCATATTACAAAAATCTTTATTTAAGAAAGGTTCTCCAAATCCATAAAGTCTTATCGTTTTAATAGGTGATTCAAATTCATCTAAATCATCTATTAGCTTTTTAAACAAATGCATTTTCATTGTCGTTGGTTGTTTTATATGTTTATTCATACAAAACCTACATTTAAAATTACATGCATTAGAGGGGTCTATAAAAATACAATATGGGGATGAAAGAGGAATTTCTGATTTCAGATCAGTCCTTTTATCTAATTGAATCCTTTTCATCTAAACAAGCCCTCTACTATTTGTTTAAAAATAAAACCTTCTTCCTCCAAAGCTTTTTGAACTGGGACTATTTTACTTACAGTAGATGATTCCATATGTGACACATAATCTGAGACTAATCTTGCTACTTTGCACCCTTTACGAGCCATAATAGCAATAAGCAAATCATCTCCATAAAAATATTTCAATTCTTTAGGAATTGGAAGCCAATCTTTCCTCCTCCCGAATTGAAACCAGCCAGTCATACAAAATCTTGGTTTTGCTGGATAAACTATTTTTATTTCACTATTGTTTTCATCAAAAGACTTGATATATTCATCCAATGGCTCCATTCTTTTTGTATTTATTTGAATCAATCCCGTCTCTTTACTTGAATCTCCACACTTGGCATTTGATTCAAGTTTTGATGGCTGTACTAAATTAACTTTATATAAGTGTCCTCCTATTTTTAATTGCTTTGATTTGGCAAGGCTTAAAAGCTTACCGCCGAGCGCAAGATCCATTTTTAAAAGCCACCATGCTTGGCCTTTTAGCCGCCTTTATTGGAATTTTAGTGCAATACAATTCTTTTTCGACTTTATATATAATCCATATTTGGGTGCTGATAGGACTGTTAATTGGGGTGCAAAATTTAATCGTGAAAAAAGAATCAT